TTTAATAACAGTATATGATAATTATGATGAGAAACTTTATACCTATGGATGGCATAAAAATTATCAATGTATGGATACAATAAATAATATTTATATGTATTCAAATGAAAAAGATATGTTAGAAGCATTTTTATCATTTTGGGAATTAAGAAACTTTTCAATTGTTACTGGATGGAATATTGATGGATATGATATTCCCTACTTGCATAATAGACTTATGAGATTTAATTTACAAAATAGACTTTCTCCTTTTGAAAAAGTTGATTATTGGAATGAAGAGTATACAATAAAAGGCATATCCATAATTGATTATATGAAACTATTTAAGAAGTTTCATATGAAGTCAATGCAATCCTATTCACTTAATAATGTTTCAAAAATTGTACTTGAGAAAACAAAAACAGAATATGAAGAAGAAAACTTAAATGAACTATATAAATCAAACATAGAAAAATATATTGAATATAACAGAAATGACGTTCTTTTGAATGTTGAAATTGATAAGAAACTTACATATATTAACCTAGCTGATGAAATAAGAAGAATTGCAACTGTTAATTTTGAAGATATATTTTTTAATTCAAAGGTTATTGATTCTTTTATTATTAGACTTCTTACACAAAGAGGATTAGTTTCAAGAGGAAAGCAAGAAAAATCAAATAATTTATTGGATGCAGGAGTTGAAATTGCTGGTGCTTATGTAAAGGAGCCCATACCAGGAATTTATAATTATGTAATTGATAATGATTTTACGCAGCTATATCCTTCCATAATCAATAATTTGAATATAAGTCCAGAAACAAAACAAGAAAATGGTGATTTAATTGCATCGAATGGATGTAGGTTTTCTTCTAAAGAAGAAGGTATTTTTCCTTTTGCACTAAAATGGCTTTTCAATGAGCGTATGAAATACAAAGACCTTATGAAAAAAGCTATAAAAGAAAAGAATGAAATTGAAAGGTCAACATATAATTCAAAACAAAATGCAGTAAAATCAATCATGGTATCTATGTATGGATTTATGGTTTTTCAGGGGTCAAGGTTTTTTGATAAAGACTTAGGTGAAGCAATTACTTTAACAGGTCAAAAACTTATTAAGCATGTTATTCGTTTCGCAGAAAGAAAGGGTTATAGGGTTATTACTGTTGATACTGATTCTATCCTTTTTACTCATGATGATGGATTTAAGAATGATATAGAAGCAAGAGAAGTTGGGCTTAAACTAGCAAGTGAAATAAATGATGATTTACAAGGGTTTGCTAAAAGAACATTTAACATTGAAAATAGTACATTTGATATTAAGCAAGAAATAGTTGCAAGAAAAGGGATATTTTTTGGTAAAAAACATTATGTATTAAAACAAACAAATTCAGAAGGACTTGAAGTTAATGAATTTAACTTCAAAGGTGTTCAAATTGTAAGGAATGATACTTGTAATTATGCAAAGAAGTACCTTAAACAAATATATGATGTTATTTTATCTAATGACGATTTTACTTTAACTGAAAATCTAGTAAAAGAATTTAGTGAAGGACTTAATACAGCAAGCCTCGATTCAATTGGTATTCCTATTTCATTTAAGAAAGAATATAAAAAAGAACCTATTCAAGCTAGGGGTGTAAGATATTGGGAATGGAAGTTTGCAAGTGAAACAAAAAAATCATTTGAAACTATAAATCGTGGAATTATGTTTTTTCTTAAAAGTGGAACATATGAAAAAGAATATATTTTTAAACTACTAAAGAAAGATATATATAATGAAGATCATGATGAAATTATATGCATTCCAATAGGCACTAAAGTTCCTGAATCAATTGTTCCATTTATTGATTATGATAGAATGCGAGAAAGAATAATTAACTTAGTTACTGAAGAAATACTATTTATTATTGATTGTGAAAAAATTAAGAAAGATATTATTTGGAATAATGATGAGGATGCATTAAAGGACTATCTTTATACTAATTATATAAAAAAATATAGAGGCATAATTGTTAATCTTAAGCCAAATAAATTTATGGCAGGAAGAGAATATAATTATTTAACAGGAAATAAAATTCCAGATAGAATTATAGAAAAATGTCTTAATGTGTATAGATACTTTGTTTATGATATTGAAGATGTATCATTATTAGAGTATTTAGATAAAAAATTCATTACTGTATTAGAATTATTTTAATATACTACTAATATAGTATACTATAACAAAAAAGGTGCTAAATGTTAGATTCAAATATTGTTCCTATGTCAAAAGATATTATATATGGAGATGATAATGATAAATTATTAGAGAGATTTAATAAGTATACTTATGAGGACATTAGAAAGGCAATAAAGCTTATTGTAAACAATTCAGAATTATCAGAAGAGAAGAAACATTTCTTTCTTAATAATTCATGGAAAATTTTCTATAAAGAAAAGCCGCCTACAATGGAAGAGTTTTTAACTCCAGCATGGATAGGATCAACTGCTAATAACTTGTTTCCTCATGTAAGATCAACATTATGTGAATTCTTTCATCCATTATCAGAATATCGTTATGCCTTTTTAGCATCATGTATTGGCTATGGTAAATCAACATGGGCTGCTATAGCAGAATTATTTGTATTAGCAAATATTCTTCTAATGAAAAATCCTAAGAAGTTTTTTGGTTTAGCACAATCTTCAACTATTGTAGAAGTTCTTGTTTCGTTTACTCTTATGAAGGCAAAACAGTTATTATTAAATCCATTTAAGAATATAATGGAAGATTCACCTAAATTTAAGAGAATTAAATTAAGGGATCAACTTGAATCAAAACAAAAGGAATATCCAAATCAAATTTGTTATACTACTGCTTCAAGAATTGGTGGAGTTCTAGAATTTGGAAATGATTTTCATATTTTACTTTCATCTGATCCAAGCTCATTATTAGGTCTTTCTATTATTTCTGTTGTAATGTCTGAAATATCATTTTTTATTGATAGAGGTATTTCACCAGAAGTTATTTGGAAAACATTTACTGAATCAAAAGGTCGTGTTATTTCTCGTTTTGGAACTAGATATCTATCAAGTGTAATAGTTGATAGTTCTCCTAATGATTTTGAACTTCCATTAGATAATTATATTTTTAGTGGGAAAGCTGAAACTGAAAGAGATGATAATGGTATAAAAAGAAACTATGTAATTACTTCAAATCACTGGAGTGTTCATCCATATAACTATCCAGTATGGCTAGAAACAAAAAAAGAATTTCCTCTTTTTAGAGGTTCTAGTGGTAGGGTTCCTAAAATTCTTCATGAAGAAGAAATAGAAAATTTTAACAAAGAAGATATTGTAAGTGTACCTATTGACATAAAACAGATTTTCATAGATGATATAAGGAAGGCTACGCGAGATTATGTAGGATGGCCTTCAGGTGGGCTTAATAAGTGTTTAGATGATATTGAAATTATAAATAATGTGTTTACGGATAGGCTATTAAATATTGATACTTATATTTTTGCATCTGCTGAAAAACAACCAGAAAAGCTTATATGGGATCAAGTAAAAAATAAGTTCTTTGTAAAAATAGGTGATAAATATGAATTTTATAGATATCCTAATGAAAAGAGGTATTTACATTTAGACTTAGCAGAAACAGGGGACTTAGCATCTTTATCAATGTGTCATAAAGAAATGTATCAAGGGTTAGAATATATTATTGGAGATTTTACTATAAATGTTTGTGCCAATAAGGGAAGAATTAATCTTGATGCTTTTTATGAGTTTATACTTGACTTACATAAGGAAGGTAGAGTATATTTAGGTAAAATAACTGGCGACTCATGGGGGCCTACAAAAGCATATATTCAAAGATTAAAAAGGGATGAGTTTGAAGCTGATGTTTTATCAGTTGATAGAGATACCGCACCATATTATTCTCTTTTCACTTATATAAAGACAGGAAGATTCAAAGTAGGAAAAAATTATATATTAAAGGGAAATCTAAAATCACTAATAGAAGTAAAGTCTGAACAACGTGGGGGGAAAGTATATAAAAAAATTGATCATACAAAAGGACATGTTAGTTTTGACTTAAATAATATGGATTGGGAAAATTCTCATTTAGGAATAAATGGAAAAGATTGTTCAGATAGTGTATGTGGAGCATTTTATAATTGTATTACAGATTCTTCTTATATTACAAGTGCAATATGGGAAACAGAAGAAGAAGCTAAAATTAAAATTCAAACAAAATTAACTAATATGATGAGTGAAAGGTTTGGATTAAAAATAAAGGAGACAGCATAAATGAGCGAAGATCAAGTAAAACTTAATGAAAGAGTAATTTCAAAGGATGACTTTGATAAGAAGAAGGAAGAAGTTGAGA